CGTAGTCACTAATCGCGGTGCTGGCGGAAACGAAGACCAAATTTATGTGGTATCACGTAACAATTGTCTTCTGTTCGAATCTGGCGGCCCTATGTTCCTACGTATGGACGAAACAGCCGGACTTAATCTGACAGTTACACTTGTCGGGTACAATTACGCCGGTTTTATTGCAAATCGCGAACCAGCAGCGATCAGCGTGGTGGTCGGAACCGGTCTTGTAGCTCCTACTTTCTAGGCTGATTTAGACGGCGGGTGAAAATCCACGGCAGGTGCAGCACCCGCCGTCTTACGAAAGGTTAGATATGGACTCATTCCAACGATTAGCAGACAAGCAAGCAGCTAGCCGCATACAAAAAACGAAACAGGAGCCAGCAAAAAAGGCGCCTAAAGTTAGTAAACCGGCGGCTAAGAAGTAAATGCCGAATTACACGACACTAGCGGACGTTAAAGCCAGCTTAGGAATACCCTCCGGATCAACCGGAGAAGACACCTTTATAACGGCAGCCATAAACGCCGCAGAACTGGAAATAAATAACTATTGCGGCCGGACGTTTGTAGCTGACGGCGCCGCTAGTGCTCGTGTCTTTCAACCCTATGACGGCGTAAAAGTGCTGTTAGATGACTTTTATACCGCCACCGGTTTAGTAGTAAAAACTGACACATCTAACGATGGCACCTATGCCACAACGTTAACGATTGACACAGATTTTATTTATAACGGCAACTCCGCACCTTTTAACATTTTGTACAACGTATCTGGCGCATTCCCTCGCTATTTGAACGCACGCCCGACGGTGCAAGTTACCGCTAAATGGGGCTATGAGGCGACAGTACCGGCGGCAGTCTCACAAGCCGCTTTGATTATGGGCGCCCGCTTGTTTCAACGGCGCAGCTCACCTTTAGGAGTTATGGCCGGAGTCGTAAACGATTTTGGACCTATTAGGGTGAATAAGCTAGATCCGGATTTTAGGAGTTTGTTAGCCGGGTTTAGGCGTTTAGGTGCTGCATAGTGGCCGACTACTCAGCTATAAAAACGGGTATTAAAACCCGGTTAGATACGTTGAGCGGTTTAGTCGCAACGTTTGACACAGTACCGGACACGGTTTACCCACCGGTAGCTGTAGTGGTCCCTAGGTCGCCGGAGGTAGAATATAACGTTTCTATGGGTAACAGTGCCCATAATTCTATGTTGCAGCGCTTTAACTTTGATGTGCTAATTTTGGCGGGCCGTTTCAACTCGGAATATAGCCAAGACGCTTTAGATGCTTTTGTGTCTGGTACTGGTTCGGTTTATAACGCCATAGCCGGAGATAGGCAGTTAGGCGGCACCGTGTCAGACTCGCGTATTACTAGAATGTTAGACTACGGTCAGATAGTATTAGGCGAAGGCGAGTTTTTAGGCGCACGGTTCGAGCTGGAGGTTTACGCCGTATGAGCTACGAGATTATCGGAGATGCAAAGATTTTAGGGCAAGAAAAAGGCTCTAAAATAACTAAAAAGGACCTTGTGGAACACGGCGCTAATATCGCCGCTTTAATCGAGGGCGGCCACATAGCCGACACTAAACCCAAAAAGGAGTCATAAAAAATGGCCGTATACATGTCAGACGATGTCAGCATTCTTATTAATAGCGTTGATCTCTCCAATCACGTAACAAGCGTGACGTTTAGCGAGATAGCCGACGAGCTAGAAACGACCGCTTTTGGGCAGTCTTTTAGAAGCCGTATCGGTGGCCTCAAAGATGGCACCTTGGACGTAGATTTTAACAACGATTTTGCTTTGTCAAGTGTGCAAGCCTCGATCAGGACGCTACTTGGAACCGTCGTAGTTGTCGTATTGAAGCCGACTAGCGGCGTGGTAGCAGCCACTAACCCCTCTTACACATTCTCAGTGCTTATAACTGAATGGTCTACGCTCGGTAACGCTGTAGGCGAATTGGCAACGGCCAGCGTATCATGGCCTCTCACAACCGCTGTAGTAGAAGCAACTAGCTAAAAAGGAAATTAAATGCTGCGTGCACAAATTGAAGTCACATATGGAGATGGCCGAGTCGTCGAGTTTGACGGTAAAGGCCGTTTATGGATCGACTTCGAAAGTAAGTTCGATATGTCTGTTGTGGAGTTAGACGGTAAGGTCCGTTTGACCCATTTTTGGTGGATGGGTTACATGGCCGCAAAAATGGAAAACAAACATGGCGGCGTGGAGTTCTCTGCGTGGGCGGACGGTGTCGACAATGTAAACGTGGAGTGGATAACCGACCCTTTAGAAAAACGAGCTACGCCTATCAGCTCGGAGTCTTAGCTATTGCCACCGGCCAGCCTTTGGACGTTCTGATGGATGCACCGTCGCTGATGGTTCTCGGACTGTTAACAGCGTACAACGAAAAAATTAAAGCAGAGGAAAAGGCGGCAAGGCGTGGCAAAAAAAGTAGGTAGGCAAAACGTCATTGAAATTAAAGGCCTTAAACGGGCTATGCGTTTAATGAAAGATCTTGACGGCGACTTTAAAAAACAGTTTAAAGACATACACAAGGGGGCCGCTGATATTGTGGCCGACGAGGCCCGCCGACGTGCACCAGTGAAGACGGGGCGCCTGCGTCGAAGTATTCGGACGTCTGGCACAAATAAAGGCGGAGTAATCCGGATAGGTAAAAAAAAGATACCGTATGCCGGGCGTGTCACGTTCGGAGATCCAACTAGTTTGTTTGGTCGTATTGCTGGCGGCGGCGGAATAAAGATTAAAGGTAACCCGTTTTTTTATGAAGCGGCAGACCGCCAATTTAAACAAGTAGTGCAATACTATGATGAAGAGCTAGAGCAAATTCTAGATAGAGCATTAAAGGCTTCAAAGGCGGCACCTGATGGCAGGTAAAAAAGCCTCAATATCAATGCTGATAGGTGGAGACGCCGACGGCCTACGAAAAGCCACTAAACAAGCCTCTAAAAGTTTGGATAAGTTCGCTACAAACAGCGCTAAGGCCGCTAAAAAGGCCGGTCTTGCGTTCGGAGCTTTAGCGGGTGGTGTAGCTATAGCAGCCATTAAAATATCTTCCACGGCAGTCAATCTCGCGTCTGATTTCGAAGAATCCATGTCAAAAACCGAAGCCGTATTCGGTGACGCCATGAAAGGGATAAAAAAAGCCAGCAAGTCAGCCGCTAAAGACGTCGGTATGAGCAGCGCCGAGTTTTTAGACGCCGCTTCAGGTTTCGGCGTATTCGGTAAAGCCGCCGGTCTGTCCGGTAAAGATTTGAGCGAGTTCAGCGCTAATTTAGTTAAAACAGCCGCCGATGTCGGATCATTTAACAACCTCGATTCAGCCGCTAGTTTAGATAAACTGATGGCGGGGTTACGTGGCAGCAACGAACCTTTACAATCTTTAGGTATTTTGATTAACGCCGCACAAGTAGAAGCCCGAGCCTTAGAAATGGGGCTAGGTGACCTGAACGGCGAAGTATCCGAAGGAAACAAGATTTTAGCCCGCCAAGCATTAATCATGGAAGCTTTAGGAAGTCAAGGAGCTATCAACGACTTCGCAAAAACGTCTGACGGACTCGCTAATTCACAAAAAATCTTGGGCGCACGACTCAAAGACGTGGGGATTATTATAGGCCAACAGCTTTTACCGATAGCACTAAGACTTAGTGAAATGGTGTCTGTGCTCATAGCGAAATTTGAGGAGCTGGCACCGAAATTACAACCGGTCCTAGATCGTGTAAAAGCGTTAGCCATAAAACTAATGCCGAAGCTAAAAGAACAGTTTGATAGAGCAGTGCAAGCCATCAAACCTGTTATAGCAAAAATTAAAGAGTTTATAAAAGCGAATCCCACGGCGGTCATAGCAGGCATAGCAACGGTTCTAGGCGTTATATTGGGTGGTGCTTTAATCGCTACGGTTGCAGCTATCGCCGGAGTCGTAACGTCGTTTGGATTCCTAGTAGTAGCTATAGGGGCGGGCGTTACAGCTTTAGTTCACTTTTGGCAAAACAGCGAAAAATTCCGAGATATTGTAAACGGAGTATTTGAAGCAGTCAAAGCCGTAGCCATACCCGTAATTCAGGGCATTATGGATACGTTAGAAAACCTTAAAACCGTGTTTAAAGGTATAACTGACTTTCTAAA